ACCGCTAGACGGTCCATGAACTTGATGACAATCGAGTGGCAAAACCGCGGTATTAACATGTGGACGATTGATTCGGGTACAATTAACTTAGTATCCGGTACGTCTAGGTACGCTTTACCAGCCGATACTATTGATCTGCTTGAACACCAAATACGTACCAACAATGGTAACGCGAGTACACAAGCCGACCTTACTATAAGCCGAATCAGTGTAAGCACGTACGCGACTATACCTAACAAGTTATCACAAGGTCGCCCTATCCAGTTGTATGTAGAGCGGTTGAGAGACGCGCCGCATGTAAATGTATGGCCTGTGCCGAACAACAATGACTATGTGCTGTACTATTGGCGTATGCGCCGTGTGGAAGACGCTGGGTCCGGCGTACAGACCGCTGATATGAATTTCCGGTTTTTCCCCTGCCTCGTTGCAGGTCTGGCGTACCATATCGCCATGAAGGTTCCTGAATTGGTGGATCGTATTCCTATGCTAAAAGCTGTGTACGACGAGCAGTATGAACTTGCTGCAGGAGAAGACCGAGAGAAGACAGCCGAACGATTTGTCCCTAGAATAGCTAGGATTCGTTGATGAGTAATCAGTTTGCATCTTCTCAAAAGGTTATCGCGCTCTGCGATGTGTGTGGATTCCAGTACAAGTTACGGGAACTACGTAACCTTTTTGTTAAGGGCAGAGATACGAACGTAAAGGCTTGCCCCGAATGCTGGAATCCCGACCAACCACAGTTACGTCTCGGGGAATATCCAGTTAACGATCCGCAAGCTATACGGAACCCGCGTCCAGACCAAAGCCTTGGTCCTTCTGGAGACTTTAGCAGCCGTGGTATCCAATGGGGTTGGAACCCCGTAGGTGGCGGCAACGATCCATTTGGCCTTTCACCTAACACGTTAGTAGGTACTGGAGTTATAGGCCAAGTTACGGTAACTACATCATAGGAGTAATGATATGAAAGTTTTTGATATGAAGGAACCCAAGGTCATCAAGGCCAAAGGCGTTCAGCCGTGCGGCCACGCACCGAAACCCAGTATGAAGGGTGTTAAGACTACGGGCATTAAAGTTCGTGGTACAGGCGCAGCTACAAAAGGTCTTATGGCTCGTGGGCCGATGGGGTAAGCTATGAACTATACCGAGCTGAAAACTAATATCGAAGACATCTGTGAGAACACTTTCACGGATGAGCAGCTCGCTATGTTCACACAGCAGGCTGAACAGAAAATCTATAACACAGTGCAGATACCTGCGCTGCGTAAGAACGTGACGGGTACGCTAACAGCTAGTAACAAGTACCTGTCTACGCCTTCTGACTTCCTGTGGTCTTACTCGTTGGCCGTTATTGACGGGAATGGTGTGTATCATTTCTTGTTAAACAAAGATGTCAACTTTATGCGAGAAGCCTATCCTAATCCTACAGATACAGGGCGACCAAAGCATTACGCATACTTTGACGATGACACGTTTATCGTTGGGCCTACCCCAGATTCCTCGTACAGTTCGGAGCTTCATTATGGATATTATCCTCAATCAATCGTTACTGCTGGCACTACATGGCTTGGGGACGAGTTTGATTCTGCTCTACTCAATGGTGCGCTAATTGAAGCTATCCGCTTTATGAAGGGTGAACCCGACATCGTTGCGATGTACGAGAAAATGTATCTACAAGCTATTACCCTACTCAAGGGGCTTGGAGATGGTAAACTACGAGAAGACGCATACCGCTCGGGCCAGTTCCGAGTCCCAGTAAGTTAAGGAGGCCAAAATGGCAATTACTCAAGCAATGTGCACATCCTTCAAAGTCGCTCTACTCGACGGCGAGATGGATTTCAGTGCAGATACGACACAGACATTCAAGATCGCGTTGTACACAAGTGCAGCGGATTTAAGTGCCGCTACGACGGCGTACAGCGTCACGAACGAGGTGTCAGGTACGGGCTACTCGGCAGGAGGTAACACTCTTACTATCGCAGCTAACCCAGCCTCTTCAGGCACTACAGCGTTCTTAGACTTCGCAGATACTACGTGGACTGACGCTACAATCACAGCTCGTGGCGCGTTGATCTACAAAGTGGGCGGTACTAACCCTGCCGTTGCCGTGTTAGATTTCGGTGCAGACAAAACTTCTACGGCGGGTGACTTTCAAGTTCAGTTCCCAACAGCAGACGCTACGAACGCTATCGTACGTATTGCTACCCCGTAAGGTGTCTGTATGGCGTCTTCAGTAGAATACATTGGTTGGGGTTCCGGTGCTTGGGGCCAGACGGCTTGGGGTACTGACCTAACCATTGTTTCTGTTGATGGCGTAGCCGCAAACGGCATTGCCGCACCCGTAACCGTGGATGCGGAAGCTAACACCCTTGTCACGGGTGTAGAAGCCGTTGGGCACATAAACGACGTAGGTATCGACGCGGAAGCCGATGTACTCGTACAGGCTGTCAGTGCTGTTGGTTCTATAGGCACAGTCACGGTTAGTGCCGCCGCAGAGATACCAGTAACCGGAGTAGAAGCCGANGGTGCGGTAGGCACTGTCACTATGACCGGGGCGGCGAACATTTTCCCAACAGGTGTAGAAGCTGATGGCGAAATTGGTACAACCACAGTTGACGCTGAAGCTAATGTAGCCGTCACAGGTGTAGAAGCCGATGGCGCTGTAGGCACTGTTACCATGACTGGTACAGCCAATGTCTTCCCGACAGGTGTGGAAGCCGACGGGGCCATAGGAGACGTGTTCGTAGCGTTTGGCGCTACAATTCCAGTTACGGGATTGCAAGGGAACGCAGAACTTGGTACTGTAGTCGCATCAGCTAACGCAGATGTATCTGTTGTAGGGCTTGCAGCTACGGGAATTATTGGTTTCGCCAATGTATGGGGCGAGATAAATGATGACCAAACACCTAATTGGACACCTATCGCCAGTACGCAAAACCCTGAATGGGGGACCGTATCTGAAACGCAAACTCCAAACTGGCAAGACATAGCCGCATGAGGACTAGAACATGACAACGCAATATTCACCGATACTTAAACTTGCTCTGCCAGTTCAAGGCGAACTCAGCGGTACATGGGGCGACGTAGTAAATGATAACATTACGTCGATGGTTGAACAGGCTATCGCAGGACGCGCGGTTATTGATACGTGGACGACTGACTCGCATACGCTGACCACGGCGAACGGTACGACTTCCGAGTCTCGCTGCGCTATGCTTGAGCTTACCGATACAGGCACGGCTCTGACTGGCGCGGGTACGGTTATCTGTCCTACAGCCTCTAAAATTTACATCGTTAAGAACGCGTCGGGGCAGAACATCACGGTTAAGACTTCTGCGGGTACGGGCATCCTTGTTCCTGACGGACGCACTACATTCTTGTTCTGTGACGGTACAAACGTCGTAGAGGCGATGACTCACACAACTTCTCTGCAGTTGGGTACGAGCACAACAGTCACAGCGGTACTTGACGAGGACAACATGGCGTCTGACAGCGCCACATCCTTGGCTACACAGCAGTCTATCAAGGCTTATGTGGACGCGCAGGTCGGTGCTAATAACGAGTTGTCTGAAGTTCTAGCCAACGGCAACACGTCCGGTGCTAACGACATTATCGTGGACAGTGGCCAGAAGATTACTACAAACACCATTGATGAGACTACAGCAGGCTCCGGTGTTACGATTGACAGCGTATTGCTCAAGGATGATGGCGTCAATGCGACGAACCTAGAAGTAACAAACATCAAAGCGAACGACGGCACAGCGGCAGTTTCTATCGCTGATACTACAGGCCAGACAACCATCACAGATGCGGTTCTTACAACAGCCGACATTAACGGTGGCACAGCGGATGGCGTAGTTATTGGTGGTACAACCCCTGCCGCAGCTACAGCGACTACAGTTACAGCGAATACCAGCCTTACTATTGCAGGTACAACCACGGTCACTTCGATCTTGGATGAGGACAACATGGCCTCTGATGACCCTGCAGGTCTGGCCACACAACAGTCCATCAAAGCCTATGTAGACGCACAAGTCGGTGCCAACAACGAACTGTCCGAGGTTCTTGGGAACGGCAACACGACTGGCGGTAATGACATCCTGTTCGGTGACAACGACAAAGCCATCTTCGGCGGCGCAACGTCTGAGCTTCAGATTTATTCTGATGGGTCTAATAGTTATATCAAAGATAACGGGACAGGAAACCTCCGAATAAATGCTGGCGAGCTGACACTTACGAATGCAGCCGACAATCAAAATAGAATTGTTACCACGTCTAATGGCACTGTTTATCTTTACAACGGGGGTGCAATTAAACTCGCCACCACCGGCACAGGTGTAGACATCACGGGCAACACCTTATCCTCTGACACCTTTGAAATAGACAGCGGTGGTGACGGTTTCCTTGTTGGTGGTGGTCAGACAGGTACTACTGCGATTGGTAAACTGCTCAACTCGGGAGGTGTCCTAACGCTTGATACAGATGGCGCACGGTCTATTCAATTCTCTACTGGCGGCAGCGCAATGATGCGGGTTGATGGTAACGGGAACGGAATAATCATCAACGAAAGTGGCGCAGACCAAGACTTCCGCGTCGAGAGCGACAGCGTTGCAAATATGTTCTTTGTGGATGCTTCGACTAATCGCATTGGCATTAAAACAGATGCGCCTCAAGCGGTTTTTCAAGTTAATTCAGTAGACCCACAGTCAACGACATTATTTTCCGTCAGAGGTAACGGTAATAACATTGAATGGGGACACAACAACAGAACGTCTGGTTATTATGGCGTTCTTGGCGCAAATAATAACAACGGTAATCCGTTTATAGCTTTTAGCGCAAACGCAAACTCAGGGACATCTAACACATACGACACTGACGGTTTTATAGGCACAATCCTTCGTGGCTCTACTGGCGGTGAGCTTTCAATAGAACAAACTCTTCTTGCAGATGCAGATGACCAAACTCCGGTTCAAAGATTGGGTATTAGTGCTGCCGAAATAGTAGTGAACGAAGCTAGTACAAACACCGACTTCCGCGTCGAGAGTGACATCCAATCCCACGCGCTGTTTGTTGATGCGGGCGGAAGTAATGTTATGATTAACCGTTCTACCGCCATAAACAACGCCACCCTGTCTATTTCAACAGGTGGGACAGATGTTACTGGTCTAGCGGTTCGATCAACTGGCGGAACAGAATACGGCCTTTATATCACCCCCCGCAGTGATGGAACTATTACGCAGGACGCTACTGGCGCGGCGGCGGGGACTCATGTTTTTTCCACCGCAGGTACGGAGCGTTTTCGTATTAAATCCGCAACCGAGGGGGTCTTTAACGACCCCGGCGCTGACTACGACTTCCGCGTCGAGAGCGACGGCAACGCTAATATGCTGTTCGTTGATGCGGGTGCAAACGAGGTCGGTATTGGAACAAACACCCCCGACGCAACAATGCACGTTTATGGCAGCTTGACGGTTGGTAAAGCGGGTGTGTCGGAAAACCACGACTTGAAAATGTGGCCCGCAACCGCGGGTCGTTCTGTTATGGGATTCAGAAACCAAGACAACTATATGGCGTTGATGTCTGGTAATCCACTTTCCACAGACTTATTCACTGTTACTACTGGGGGCCGCGGCAGTTTTATCGGCGGGTTGACGGTAAACGAAAGCGGTGCCCCCGCTGAAGACTTCCGCGTCGAGAGTGACCTCAACAGCCACATGCTGTTCGTTGATGCGAGTAGTGACAAGGTTGGTGTTAATAGGTCCGCGCCCAACTATACTTTAGAAGTAGGTGGTAACTTTAGTACCTCTTATTCTACTGCACAAGGAATTAGCACTGTCGTTCACGATTACCAAAACACTACGGGGCATATCCTGTTTGCGNACCGTGAAGGNNCNAACAGCAGCGGCACGGGGATTAAGATTAACGGTGTGTTTACCTTTGATCGGGGTACAGCTAGTGCATATCCTCGCATGGGGTGGGTCAAAATTGCGATTGACGATGATACGAGTATTGCACCCAACAACTGGCAAGCGATTGAGGCGGGCGGATATACAGGATATGTGGGGACGTTCCGTCTTCAAAAGGTTACATACAACAGCATCAAATACTGGGCGATTGAAGTTCCACAGGGTTCATCTTACCACGCTAACACGGTTTGTTTTGAGGGTTATGTCCGCGCAGGTGACTTGCTGCCTAACTCGAATAACAACTGTATTGACGGCGATGACCCTCTATTAACAATCAACGANTCTAAATATCCTGCTAAGTTTACACGCTCTGCTGACAACTCGCAAACTTACAATGGTTCGATAGTTTTTAACGATCTAAGCGACAACCACGACTTCCGCGTCGAGAGTGACGCGTCCACCCATGCTTTTTTTGTCGATTCTTCGGCAGATCGAGTGGGCATTTTCCAGAGTTCACCAGTCCACGGTTTTGATGTAAACACCACTGCAAATTTTGACGGTCAAATCCGTCAGGGTCGTGTTTCTAAATACACTAATAATAGTGGATCAGTCCCACTAAGCGGGTCTAATCCTAGCCAAGCGTGGTTTAAACTTGGGACGCTAGATAATCCCGGGCAGTGTGAAATCCTCTATGCCATAGGTACGGGTAATAGTGAGGACCGTGGTCGAATCCGCATCACGGGTACTTATACGATGTCTAACATCGGCGTTGAGGTTTATCAGCAAACATACAACGCACACCTTTGTAAGGTGCGTATTGTGGCTGTGAGTACGGGCGGCTCTGATTTTGAAGTTTGGGTAAGTGTTGCTAATAGTAGCACTTACGCAGGCGCTGTTAGTGTTGTTGCGCAAGTAATTTTGGCAGAGGGGGCCAGTGGGCGTTGGGCTTACGCTATGACAACAGGAACACCCGGAACGGCTGTTTCGGAAGTTTTTGTTTCAGACCCTGCGGGTGACAAAAACCATATGGTTTTAGGTGGCGGTTTAACCGTCAACGGAGACCAACACCCCAACAATGATTTCCGCGTCGCGAGCAGTAGCAACGAGTATGCGCTGTTTGTGGACGCAGGCTCTAGCGAAGTAGGCATAAACCAATCAAACCCTCAAGCTCCGCTTCATGTTAATGGCGGGGTTACTATGACGGGCGGTTGGATTAGAACCCAGTACCTAGAGGCTGTCTTCCCCGCAATAGTATTCAAAAGCACTTATAGTGCCAATAGTTGGGGCGGTATAGGCTACGATAGTTCCAACGAAAACATGGATTTCTGGGTTGGTTCTACAAGCGAAGATGTCAGCTTAGATGTTGCCAAAAAGGTGCTGCGCTTACGAGACACAGACGGGTTTATTTGGAATGATTCAGGGCAAAATCACCTAGACTTCCGTGTTGCGAGCGACAACAACGCTAATATGCTGTTTGTGGATGCGGGGGGTGACGATGTCTTTATTGGTAAAAATACCAGTGCCCCACAAACCGTTGGCATAATGATGAATCTTGATGGCGCAGGGGGTCGAATAAGTATTTCGAGTAATAACGATAGTTCCAATGCAGTGGTTCTTGTGTCTCGTAGTGATACTGGCGGTAATACTCTTTTAATTAGACCCAACGGAAACGTACAAAACCAAAACAACTCTTACGCAGCTATTTCCGATATTAATAAAAAAGAGAACATCGCAGATGCCTCATCACAATGGGATGACATCAAAGCGGTGCGAGTTCGTAAATATAGCATGATAGATGATGCCTCTGCTACGGCAAATCAGATTGGTGTTATTGCTCAAGAATTACAGTCAGCGGGCATGGGTGGTTTGGTTGAAACTGTGCCTGACATACATGATCCGACGCAAAACGATATATCCGTAAAATACTCCATACTCTACATGAAGGCCGTCAAAGCACTGCAAGAAGCAATGGATCGTATTGAAACGCTAGAGGCAAAAGTAACTGCCCTCGAAAACGCTTAACCCAACGCCATAAAGGAGAAACCAACAATGGCTATTACCTGCACTTGGTCCGTATCGGACATGCAACACACAGACGCAACAGGCGGGGTCTTCCTCGTCTATTGGTCATGCGTAGCGGCAAGCGATGGAACCCCATCCTACACCGCAACAGAAGGTGGCAAGCTCCGCTGTGAGCCTGATCCATCAAGCCCAGACTACACGCCTTACGCCGATCTCACCGAAGATCAGGTTCTGGGCTGGGTCTACAACAGCTTGATCGAAGGCGACGAAACCGCCGATGAAGCAAAAGCTCGCGTTGAGGCTGACCGTACTGCTAAAGTACAAGGCCAAATTGACCGCGCTGCAACCACCGCTTCTGGGGTTCCTTGGAGCTAATTTAACTTAAACAAAAGGAGATCACGATGGCCGAGAAACAAACAAAAACCGTCACGATCAACGGCACTGACTACACTGAAGACCAACTGACAGATCAGCAAAAGGTTATGATTAACCACGTTGCTGACTTGGACCGGAAGATGGGTTCTGCCCAGTTCAATCTGGATCAACTCGCTGTCGGCAAGCAAGCCTTCATGGATATGCTGACAAAATCTTTGGGCGAATCAGAAGCACAGGAAGCCGCTGAATAATGGAAATGGACGCGCTTTTGAACATGGTATTTGCCGCAGTAATTAGCGGTTTAGGGTGGTGGATTAAATCCCAGCACGATGAGATAAAGCGCGTCACCATTCTNCTGAACAGAACACGCGAAGAGATGGCTAAAGAATATGTCACAAANNCTGANAGTTCTGAAGTTCTTTCGCAGATTATGAATAAATTTGACCGCCTAGAGGAAAAAATAGACCGATTGATGGAACGGTGAAATGTGGTGTGTTCTTGTATTTGTCGGGTACGGACACACTTTCGTAAACAACTACGGCACGATGTTCTATAAAGCCTGCTACTACGACTGTGGCTCACCGGGCGGAAAGAACGGCCAATGGCACGATAAACGGTACGTTGTCCACCCAGACGCCTACTGCCCAGCGAGGTACATGGACACATGATTGACCCTATTACAGCCGTCGGCCTCGCCACATCTGCTTATAATGCCATCAAGCAGGGCATTTCCGTAGGCCGTGAACTTCAAGACATCACAGGCCAACTTGGCAAGTGGGGCAAGGCTTGCAGCGATTTTGCTTTCGCTGAAGAGCAAATCAAGAACCCCCCTTGGTAT